CCAACTATAGGAATACCTGCTAAAGAAGAGTAAGCTGCTGTAGCTCCTTTATATGTTTCTATTGTGGTTTGTGCTATAGCTGCTGCTTTTCCTGCTTTACTTTCTTCTCCTAATATGGTTGATAAATCTCCTAAAGCATTAGATGCTAAATTTATTTTTGCTTCAGTTGATAGTTCTTCTACTTTTTGTTCATCAGTTGCTTTCTTTTCTAATAACCCTTTTAATTTGTTATTTACGTCTTTTTCAGCACTTATAGCAAAGTCATTATTTTTAACTATACTATCTTTTAAAATACCTGATATTGTGTTTTGTTGTTTTTGAAAAGCATCAATTTCAGATTGACGCTCCGCTGCTAATTTATCTGATTCTGCTTTTCTTAATCCTGCAGCTACACCTAAAAGTTCTTTGTTTCTAATTAACCTACCTTCCTCAAGTTGTATAACATTTGCAATTAATTGTGCTTCTTCTTCTAAATCTTCTTTTGTTGATTCACTTAAAGAATTTTCTTCTATTTTTATATCACGCCTTGTTTTTGCTAAATCAACTTCTTTTTTTGTTATTTCATCTTCTAATGCTGCTGCTTTTTCTAAAAAGAATATACGTTGTTCTGCTGTAAATTTATCAACCTCTGCTGCTTGTGTCTTAAGTTTGTTTATTTCTACATTTGTTTGCGCTCTTTCTATTAATAGTTCTCTTTCAAGTTTATTAGCATCTGCTATTTTATCAGCTAATTCTCCTGCTAACGCTATTTCTCTTTGTGTTTCTTCTCCAAAGTTTTTTATTCTATCTTGAAAGGTTTCAAATGCTTTACTTGCTTCTTCAAAATTACCTGTAAATACATTGTATATAGTATCACCTAAACTATAAAATATATCTCCAATATTGCCTGCTACTACGCCTAACTGTTTTAATATTTTAGCAAAACGATTTTGTCCTTCTTCGCTTGCTGTGAATGCTTGAGTTAAAGATGTAACCGCAATAATTAATGCGCCAATCCCTGTTGCTATGATAGCACCCTTTAAAGTTTTGAATGAACCTATTACACCGCCTATAGTGCCTTTAAAAGATTTAAATTTTGAAATAGCACCGCCTGTAACTGTATCAAGCTGTGTACCCATTTCTTCAGTACTTGAAGTAATATTATCAGTTTCTTTTTTTACATCTTGTAATGATTCTTGTAAATCTTCTGCATTATCAACTGCGCTATCTGTTTTTAATACAACGTCTACTACTACTTTTTCCATAATCCGTTTTTATATTGTTGTAAACCTTCCTTAATTGATTCAGGATATTTGTTTTTACCCAAAGCTATATCTATGTATTGTCCTTTCCATTTCTCGCTTCTTGCGAACTCCAATAAGTCTAATATATTTTGTATCATCCTGATGTGCTTTTAAAATCTCCTGAATTTCCAAAAACGCCTTGTATGTATGGACTTTGTTCTACAAATAATCCACCTACTATAAATATTGTTAATTGATTAAATCCATTTACAGCGTACATTATTTCTGCATCACTAACATCTACCATTTGATATATCATTGTCTCTGTGGAGTCGTAATATTCAAAAGTGTGTGATATTGGGTAAAATGTTTCTATTTGTGGGTCAGGTACGCTTGTAAACCATTCTACAATCTTTTTAGCATCTTGTAAAGTATAGGCTTCTGCTGTAAGTTGTGGTCGGATTTCTTGTCCTGTTTTACCTGCCACAAGGGGATGGTCAGAATTAGTTGAGAAACTTTGGTTTTGTAAGAAGTACGCCCAATTATCAATAGTATAATAATCAGAGAAGTATTCCCCTGTAGTGTTTCTGAATTGACTAACAGGTGCTGCTACCGTTGATGCTGTAAACACTTCTGATATTGCAGTAGCCTCTGCGTGTGCAGGGTCTGTATTAGTTCTCGCATAGAACCTCCAATAGTATGTTTGTGGGTGTGTCAATCCTGTCTTTTCGTAGTTTACTATTTTAGGTACTGCAAAGTTTGGATTAAGTGGTGTGTAAGGTATAAAACTTACGTTGCCTGTGTTAAATAATTCCAATACATCATCTGATGAACTTATATCTGACAATGACGTAGAATATACAAATCCATATTCATCTACTTGTGGCGTGTCTCCTAATTTACCTAATGCAGTTATTTGATGGTTAAAGAAAACAGAAGTAGTAGTAGGCACAGTTACATTATATTCTGCAATAGTTGGTGCTGTAACTACTAATGGTGTTTCATCATATACAGGAGTTGGGTCATTAGGAGGATTAATATTAGGCACAACCGTTGTAAGGTTAGGTATTACAAAGTCAGTTTCGCATCCTGCATCTACTGTTAGTATATTGTTATCTACTTGAGTTTTTGAAGTATCTACTGTTAAACAGTTTTGTGCAACGTATTTAATTGTCTTGTAAGTTACCTCTTCAAATATATTTGTAAGTTCTAATGTGCTTAAATTAGTTTCAAAGTTTGTAGTGATTTTGTTGATTCTATAAATATCATCAAAGACTATAATCTTGTCTGCTAAATTTAGTTTTGTAAGTATCTCTAAAGGTAAATATGCTTTTACAGTTTTTAACCTTTTACGCTTGTCAAACATATCTTCAACATAGCTTTTGTAGTATGTTTCAAATAATGTAGTTTGATTTACCTGTCTTGAATATTCTTCATACTCTGCATTAAAGTTTAGCGTTTGATAAAAACTTGTACCAAATACATTTAATATACCTGTTGAGTTTGCAGGCATATAAACACCACTAACAGCAGTAGCATTTGCACTACCATCAAGATTAATTACCCTTACAGATGACAAAGATGTATTCGCATAAAATATTAATGGTTCACCTAAATAAGGCTCTTGCTGTTCGTCAACCGAATAACCATACTGTATTCCGCTATCTGTTTTCTTTTCATCTCCATCAGCAGTTGTTGTTGTTTGTATTACACCTGCATCAGTAGTATATAAATGTTCGTACTTAAAATGCTCAAATGGTAATTCTATTGTATAGTTTTCACCATCGTATTTTTCTTCTGTTTTATATTCTAATGAACCCCAATCTTTATTAGATAGTTCTTTGTGATTGTTTGCTAAAAACGAACCTGTACTTGTGTATTTAAAAACAACGTCCTTAAAAGGTAATATGCTATCTACTGTTGTTTCTTTTTTGTCGAGGTGTTTAGTAATATCCCAAACCTGTGTACTCGCTGAATAGAAATCGTATAAAGGTTGTATAACTATTATGCCATCATCGTTTTGGTAAGCAGTTAGATTAAACATTTTAAATAATCCTGTAATAAAGTCTATAACTTTCATATCAGGAATTATAGTAGTTATGTTTACATCCTTGTCAGTTGCAAAAGAAGCAGTAGCGTCTTTAACTGTTATAGTTTTGTTTCCACTAAATATACCTCTAACTTTTGAATCAACACTAAAGTCTACATCGTAATCAGATACTACATCAGTTTCTATAAAGAAAGTATAAGTACCATTAGGTAATTCAATATCTTCATTTTTAAAATCAGCTATTCCATTCGTAGTTATCCCTGTTAGGTTGTCAAATCTTTGGAACTCTTCTCCATCCCTTTTAATCACAAGATTGTAAGAAGCAGTTGAACTTGGTCTAACATTTACCCTTAATACTCTATCCTCATTCTCTTCATTGTATGAGTTAACAAACGTTTTATTAGTTACGCCCTGTATTTGCGCTACATCTCCTACAACATTGTTAAATCCTGTTATCTGATATTGTGCATCTTGGTCTTGAAATAAACCTCCTTCTTTATTATGCAGCCACATATAAAGTTTATAGAAGTTTAGATTAGTGCTGTTGAAAAAGTCGCTACTGAACTGTAAATTATATCCTACTTGATTCTCTATTGCTTTTACAATAGCGTATAATCTAATTGCAGGTTTTAATTGACTTAAAGGTACACCGTGATTGTTTGTTGCACCTGCTAAAGGGTTTACATTATAAATATTGTTTGTAGCATCGTTTGCATCAGTTGCATCAAATACCAACCTACCTGTATGTGTAAGTAGTGGAAAAATAATAGCATCTTCAATAGTACCACCAAAGAAATTAACATCCTTACCATTTTTCATAAAGGTAGTAATGTTAGTATCGTTGTACTCAAAGTCAAATAAACTTAATTGTGCAAGGTTCGATAATTTATCTTCTCCTAATATATCTTTTAGGTTTATCGTATTACCAAAGAATGTTAGCTTGTATGTATGAGGTTCGTTGTTCTTTAGTTGTACACCTTCAAACTTTATTCGACCTTGCTTAAAAGGCTTATAATTAATTTGTAATTCAGCCTCTTTCTTTTTACGAGCATCGTAGGACTCAAACTCACCTGACTTTGTATTAAAGGTGCGTATATGAAAATTATAAAAGTGTTTAAATATTTTATTGTTAGCTTTTGAAGCAGGAACATTAAAGGTTCTTGTAAAGTCAGTAAATACTTTAGATATATCTTTAATATCTTGTATCGATTGAGTAAGAGTTATACTCTCATCTTTATAAAGTTCTACCTCTTTACCCTCTATATATAGTTGTAGCTGTAACATTAACGTACATTGTTTATTCTATCAAACGCAAATTCAAAGTTAACGGTGTAGTTTATTAGTTTATCATTTAGTACTGTTTTATATTGTAGTGATTTAGATGCAGGAATTACAGGTAATGTTTTACCCTCGTATCTTATCCATACGTTTTCACTAAAGAATAGTTCTTCGATAGTTTGATTCATATCCTCTTTAACAAACCCTGTGTTCATCGACAGACTTGTTTGTGAGTTTACGTTATACCTTTGACGCTGCCCTTCGTATGTTTGATAGGTTGAGGTTGCATTTGCTATTGTGTTACGTTTAAAAGTTTCATCTGTAACATTAGTTGTTTCTGATGTTCTCTTAAAGAAGTACAAGTCTTGAAACGCTCCATATTTATTAGCAAATGTAATTTTAAAAGGAGTGTATTTAGGTTCGCACAAATTTGTTACTTTAATTGTTTTAAGTAACGTAGAATCATCTGTATCGTAAACTTGAATAGTAGAACTATCTGCAGGAATAGTTACATACTGTATCTTTTGATTTGTATTACCATTGTCTGTAATTTCTGTATCTACTGCATCTATTGTAACCTTTCCAACTCCCTCTGCAAATATTGGTAATCTACCTGCTGTTGATTCAGGTAAGTAAATATTATTAGAACTAATTAAAGCGTGTCTTGATAATTCAGGATTTGTACCATCCTCAAAATATCCATATCCATCTGTTGCTATATAAGTAAATGCTTCAGGGTTGCTATATGTATAAGGACTATCTGATTCATCGTAATAATAAACTACCGCTTTTACCCACCTTGTTTCAGAAACGTAGTCATCGTTAAATGATAATTCCAAATAATCTCTTACAAGTTCTCCTATTTCAAGCGTGATATTGTTATGAGTATCAATTCTTGCTTTGTTTATTTCGTATTGTGGTACTGTAGGTTGATTGCCTATTAACCCCTCCCATATATACAAATCTACTTCTACTCTTTTAAGTGCCATATTATAATATTATTGCGTTGCCTGTTAAACATCCTGCTTGACAATTTGCTATTTCAACTGATAATACAATTCCTGCTGAATCTATTTGTACTGCATAGTAATCTCCTACGCCTACACCTGCTTGTTCTGTATTCGATGTTGCAACTGCGTAGTATAAACTTTTACCATTAAAAGCATTACCGCTTCTACATATTTGACTACCCATTAATCCTGTTATACTACTTGCTGTTGATGTTATTGCAGTAGATGTTGAATATGTAGCATCACAAAAATCACAAGGGTCGGATTTGCCAACTGATAAAAAGAAGTTATTACTTCCACATATTGAGGTAGTAGCAGGTTGTATTAATTCTTTATCACAATCTATTTCTGTTCCTGCATTTGCATAGCCACTCGGTATCTCTACTTGAAAAAATATAGTTCTTGTTGTATTTGTTGTTACTGTACTTAATGGAGGGTCAGGAGGTGTGAAGCTATTAACAGTCGCACCCAAAGCTGCAGTACCTAAAGATATACTACCATCCTTTGCAATCTTTTGTCCTGTTAAAGAAGCTAAATTACAATCAAATATTAATGGGTCAGTTCCTGCCTGTGAAAGTGTTTTAGGACAATATATAGAACTACCTGAATTAGTGTAACCTGCAGGTACTAATAATTTAAAAAATAAATCTACATCTTGTGCTGATGAACCTGTATTTGCAGAAACCTCTTCAGGACTTAATAAAGCACCTCCATCTGTTAATGATACACCTTGTATGATTGCACTTGATTGTGGTCTTGTAATTGTACCATCTGCTGCTATTGAACCTCCGCTTAATGGACTTGGACTACAAGTAAACGCTACTGCTGCATCTACTGTAACTGATATAGGTTGTACTGCTTCACAAGTAGTAGGGTAACTTGCATCTCTTCCTAAAGCATATATTGTTGTACTACCTCCTATTGCATTTGATGTTATTGTGAGTGTGCTACCGTTTAAAGCTGTTGTAGTAAGTAATGGGTCATTGTTAGATACAGCGTACGTAGTTTCTCCTGTAAAGTAACCACTCAAATCTATATCTACTGTATCTCCATCTATATCTATTGTTTGTGAAGGTATAGAACCTGAAGTTGTTACAGATGGTGTACAAGGTGCTGCTGTGCCTCCTGTTCCTGCTTGTGTAGTAGTTAAACCACAGACATAATACAAATCAGACGAATTAGAATAAAGTCCTGCAGGTATATTTAAGGTAAATAAAACCGTTCTTTCCGTATCATTTGTTTCTACTGCAAACTTGTTATTTGCAAAGTCAGCATCTGTACTTGTATAAGAATATATAGAACCACGACTTGGTGTAGGAAGTGTAATAACACCTTGATTATCTATTGAAAATCCTGTAAGGTTAGCTACATTACAATCATAAAAAGGTAACGGAACTGTTGGCTCATCTAAATGTAAATAAAAAGGACTTCTAACGTTTATCTTTGTACTCATCTTAATCTATCTTGTTTTAATGTAAATGCCAAGAAATCTTCTACGTCTAAACCAAACTTTTCTACAAGTTCATCAGGTAACTTTTTAAATGCTTGTTCAAATGGTTTAGTAAAGAATAAACTTGGTTTAATTCCTTTTCTGTATATGCTTCTTGATATTAAATAACCTATTGTATTGTAGTTTCCTTTTTTAAACTTTCCTTGTTCGTCTCTTAATCTTATGTTTCTACTCTTTGCCCATTGTGCTAATGGTTTTATAGGAGGCATCTTTGACTTATAAGAGAACGGTGTATTGTATTTCTTTTCTGTTCCACTTACTCCTTTGTCTTGATACAATCCATATTCTTCCATTTCAAACTCCAATAGGATAGAATTAGGCATCTCCTTTACATTACCCTTTAAACTATTATAAAGTTCTTTAGAAACGTTCTTATTGCCTTTAGAAAGCCTTGTGCGTGCTTGTTGTATAACAAACGACTTGAAAGCCTCTAATGCCTCTTGTGTTTTTGTTAGTCGCATATTGTCATATCGTTTTGTACTACCACATCAAAGGTAGCTGCCCATCCTGCTAACTTATTTTCAAATCTATCTACAAATGGTTCGCAGCTTACATCTCCTTCTACTTGATATAGGTCTGTATATAAATCACCTCTTTGCAGAGTATTAATTACTCTTGTCTGTAAAGCTAATTGAGTGTTTAATACGTCTTGTTCGTTGTCGTTTCCTACAAATATATCTTCAACCTCATCTTTGCTTATATCTACAATATCCATAGAAAGGATACTAATATTAAATGTAAGTGTTTTAGTTCCTACCGTAGTGTTGTTTACTATGATGTGAGATAAAGGAAAGATAGTTTGTTTGTTAAGGTCTACATCATCAAGAGAACCGAATGTAACTGTATTTACAAATGGCTCTGCTATAAGTGCATCTTTTAGTTTATCCGTTACGTTGTAAAACCCTTTCATCGTTTCTTAATCAGTTTCTTTTCTAATTCTATTTTATCTTTTTCAAATGCCAAATACATTAAGCACTTGTGTACGTTTAGCTTGGTAACCTCATCAAACTTGGTAACATCTCCTTTAGAGATTCCATAGACTGATTGATACCAACCCCACTTGCTTCCAAACGTTCCTTCTGTTGAGTAGTCAGCTTGTTCGCTTCCTTCTGTAAATAGTTCAGGATAGTTTGTATTAACTCGTTGTTTAAATTCCAAAAAAAAACCATAGAAGCAAATACAACATCTAAAGGCATATACTTTAGGTTTTCGTTCATTCCACTATATGGTTCTATATTGTACTTGTGTCCTTTCTTAAAACTAATTGGTCTGTATAGTACACTCATTGCTTTGTGCATACTTTGCCAATCTCCCAAGTTTTCATCAAGGTCTATATACTCACCTAAAGTCATATCATCTAATACAGGAATAAATCCGTATTCTATTGCTCCTAATTTAAACGTAGGTATCAAACTGTGTTTTGTATCAAATACCTTGTTTAGGTGTACTGCAATCTCTTGTACTGATTTGTATTTAATCTCTGCTACATCTTTTAAGTCAAGATTACAAAATATCTCAACCATCTTTTGCAGTAAGAATGTAGAACCCTGATTATCTTCTGTGTTCAGCTTCTCAAATCTTTGATACTGTGCTAAAGTAATCTCGTTAAGTGAATCAGGTACGTTTATCTCTACTTTCATATAATTACAATAAATAAGTTACTAATATGTATAAAAAGGAAAAGGTAGCATAAAGCCACCTAATCCCAAACAAAAACAAATGAAAAAAGTTACTGTTTCAAGATAAACCTTTTATAGGCATATCTGTATGCTGTTTCTATTGCTTGTTCTAATTCTTTACTGTTTTGTCGGTACGTTTCACTTCCTTCTACTTTGCCTTTACCTTTGTAGTCTATATACAAGGTTACATCAGAACCTTTTTGACCACCTCTCTTTGTAGGTTTCTGTACTACATATATTTGTTCGTACCAACACGCTTGTTGCATCTTAAAAGCCTCCAATTAGTTTTATTATTGCATCACTTAACCAATCGAAAGCAACAAGCATATTTAAGAATAGTACTAAACTTACTGCTGCACCTATCCCTACTACCATACCTCCAAAAATCATTTTAATTACTTGCTTCCTATTTTCTTTTTTTATTAACTCTTGTATTAGATAATACTCTGTTTGATTTTCCATTATTGTTGTATTAATTAAACTTTGTTTACATCAAAGATATAAACTTTTTTTTAACTACCAAATTAATAGATAAAATATTCTCCTTTATTAGGATTCTCTAATTGGTCAGTTAATACATATCGTGCAGCATCTATACAATCAGGATGCTCACCTGTAGGTTTTTGTAAAGTGTTTCCTTCTTTGTCTTTTGCCCATACATATCCTTGTAGTTCTCTTTTTAAGTTCTTGCTTCTTGCTGTAACGTATATTTCGTTTTGATTGATGAGATTGATACCATACACTACACTATCTCTTCCTTTGCTTACTCCATAGATAGAATGACCATATCCTTGTAACTCTGCTATTGATTTAGGTTCTGCTGAATCAGCTACAATATTTTCTTTTATATCCTGCTGTGATATGAACCTACTTATATCTCTGTTTAACATTCCTTTCTTATAAAGAACCTCATCGTATATATAAGCATCATTCCATTTGTAGAGTGCAATCAATGTAGTAGGGTCTACTGAATAACCAAAGTCCATTCCATAAGCCATTAATCGTGCATCTTCAGGTATTCTATCTATCTCTTTCCAATCAGGAATACATACACCTTCGAGGCTTCCCTGCAAACCAAGACCATATACCTTCCACCAATTAGACCAATAGGTTGAGGTTTTTGCTTTTTCTTTAGCTTTCTCTATTTCTCTTACTATAGAGTCAGGTAGTGCATCGTTATCTTTATAAGTTAGTGTGATGTAATCGGTATCAGGTTGTCCTATCAACTCTTTGTCTACCCAAAACAAATTAGATGGATTGTAATCAAGCCATATCGTACCACTTGTTCTTGTTGCTAATTGTGTATAAGCATCAAAGGGTACATTGTTACACTCGTTTATATATAAGTCTGTTCTTCTTGCTCCTCTTAATTTATCAGGTTGGTCTGTACTAAAGAACTCTATATAACTACCATTTGTAAAGGTGTATTTTAAAGTACTTTTATTGTACTGACTATCATTATACCTATTAAGACCCTTTAAGATAGCTAAAAAGTCCTTTAAAGCACCTCTACGCAGGTGTGGTACACTTTCACTTACTACACTTATTTCTTTACCATCGTTTCTTATAGCATAGTTAATCAGTAAACAAAGTATTGATACAGTCTTGGAAGCTGATGTACCTCCTTTAACTATTCGTATCCTGCTTTGTAATTCCTTTAATCTGTGAAAGGCTATTGTTTTCTTTACCCTCATATAGGTTGGAGAATAGGGTTTTAGTTATCCCTAATCTTCCATAAACAACGGTAAGTCCTCGTTGATGGTAATATCTTTTGTTTCTTTTGGTTTACCGAGATAGTAGTTGAGGTACAATGTTACCCATTTAATATCTCCTGACTTAACACCTTCTGCTAATGCAGCTAAAGCATCATCTTCTAAAGGAGATAATCTTTCTACAAGTTTAATCTCTTCAGCTTTAGGTTTTCTTCCTGCACCTGCTCTTGCACCTCCGTTATTTACCCTCTTATCCATTTGAAAAAGATTGTTTATTCAATTATACAATAAAATGTTTATTAATCTGTTAATTCAAACTGTTCTGCTAATTCAGGTTTTACTTTCTTTAATTGTCCTTGCAAGTAACTATATCTTATTTCAAGTTCTTTGTATTGTTTGTTTAATTTACTATACTGACCTTCCCAAAAGCCTTCTAATGTTTCTGCCCTTTTAAAACCATCAGGATTTAATTCTTTAGCCTTAACAAGTCTATTGTTTAATGTAAGAAAATCATTTTCAAAATCTTTATCATATAAAAGCCAATCTTTAGCCTTTCTTGTAAAGTACAATACAGTTGAATGGTCTTTTTCCATTGTTGCACCTATAGCGTGTAAAGAATAATGTGTATGGTCTCTTAATAGTTTATAATATATTGCTCTTGCTTCTATGTAAGGTCTTTTTCTTGTGTTTGTAGTAATATCTATTTTATAGTAATCTTCTACTATTCCTTTAATTATTCTTTGTGTGTTCGTCATCTTCTAATTTATTAATTATTTCTTTTATTGTCATAAATCCTGATTCGTGTATTGCTTTTAGTATTCCTGCACAGGCTTCAAACTCTTCTGCTGTCTCGTATAAGTCTAACGCCTCTTCAAGTTCTGATATACTTCTTCCGTTAGCTATATCCAATAAAGCGAGATTGTAAAATTCTTCTATTATATCTTTATTCAAAATTCTTTTTATAGTTACTTCTTTCCACTTGTAATTTATAAAATTCAAATGCTCTGAATCCTGTTATGTGTGAATCAGTAGGAACAAGATACTTCCATCCTTTTGACTTTCCTCTATTTATATAATAAAATAAAAAAGCTGCAAGTTTACCTGTGTTCTTTTTAAATATAACAGTAGCTGTATGGTCGCTTGTTGGTATTATCTCTGCTATTTGAAATGTTTCTTTATTGTAATTACCCTCTCTATCTTTTTGAGAATATCTACTGCAAACGTTATTTGCAAACAAATCAAGTTCTTTGGCTATCTCTTTATTCATTTAAAAAATTTCTAATTGATTCTCGTTTTGTTTTTTTATAATACCTAATGCAGTTTCAAGTATTGTTTTTCCCGCTTCATAGTCTACAAGGTTTCTTGCTATCTTATCAATTCTTTGTTTTCCTTTATATCTATAAAAATCATAATAGTGAAATTCACATAATTTTTTAACTTCATTAACTCCATTGCTTATCTGTGGTTGTTTTCTATTACTTAAAATATTAGGTAATAAGAAGTTTGTCCAATATAAGTGCCTATGTCTTTTCTGTGCAGGTATTAATGGCTCATAATAGGGTATTACATTTTCTACAACATACTTCCCATTAAAATGATTTTCAAGAAATATTACTTCCTCATATAATCTCATATCAGGATATTTAGGTATAAAACTTTGACTATTTTTTTGACTAATCCTTACCCTACTATGAGTTGGACAAGGAGGAGAAGTCCAAATAAAATCAAATTCTTTGTAATGGTCTAACAAGTATTGATGTGCATCTGCTACTATTACTTTATCATTTGGAAATCTTTCTTGGTATAGTTTTGCAAGTTCAGGGTCATATTCTACAGCTGTAACCTCAACATCAGTTACTTCATCCCATTTATATCTGTTGCCTCCTAAACAAGCGTATAAGTTTAGTATCTTCATTTAGACATTATATTTTGTCTTATTATAGGATAATATGTTTTCATTACCACCTCTTCAAACCAATAGTCAAACGCTTTGTCTCCATCAGGTAATGGCTCTTCTGATGTATTCAGATGTGTTTTAGCAGCTAACAAAAACGCTTGTAATACTTGATATCTTATTTCATTTCCACTATTATAAATTAATTCAGCTGCACAATAAGTTATTTTAGAATTTGCTTTTTTCTTTCCATTAGATACAACAAAATTTTTCATTGCGTCTAATAATGTTTCAGAAAAATCTTTATCTAATATTTT